GACAATTCGAGAATCCATGCGCTGGCAAATGGGTTACTCTCACAGTTGTGATGCAATGGAGTCTGCCATTGTAGCCACGGCTCGTGACGATGAATACCACTTAACTGGCTATGATAGCCTTCGTGCGGCTAATAACGGAGTTACTCGCACTGAGAAACAATGGGATGAGTACTTTGACCGGATAGGAGTGAATCCAGTGACTTTTGATTTTGTGCCCCGGCGTGCTCAAATTATCCCCCGTTTTGCCGCAGCGTCCGTGCTGAGCATACGCTATCATCTCGGTAGTATGCCTTATAATGAGGCTAATGTGTTGTTAGTTCAACGCAAATATTACGAGTTGTGTCGGAAGCGTAATGTTCGGCATTTGGACGCGGCATCCCATGAACAATTTGTCTTGAACGCCTTCTTTAATGAGGATGTTCTTGACAGAATTGGGCGTACTCGCAAGCGCTTGCCTGCCTGGGTGCACTCAGTGTTTGGTTTGTCCAAACCTGATGCTGCACCCTTGGCAGCTTGCTGAGGGCGCCCAATTACGGTGCACGGTTCCAACACCGAAACCACTGACGCTTTGCGGCGCCAGGTCGAGTTAGAGTGTAGGGGCAGGTTGTGCGTGCGCCGTAATGGGATGACCGCAAAAACCCGCAGATTCTTTGTTACTGCTGGTTTTACCCCAGACCACAACCTGGGGGTTTATAATAACAATGTGGACACCATAGAACGGGCCTTGATTGAGCGTTACTTCCTTTGTAAGGATGGCGATCATTTTCGGCCCGCATTCAAGGTTGGTCCCTCAAGCTATAAATCTGAACACTTTGTGACATTTCGGTCACTCGTGCTTGGCAAACTCGAGTCTTTCCCCGTGTTAACAAGACAACAAGTTGTTGATTCTTACCGCGGTGCAAAGTACAAAAGTTATGCTCAGGCAATGTTGTCACTCCAACGCAATCCGTTGACTAAGGCGGATTCGCTGTTGACGTCGTTTAGTAAGTTTGAGAAAGTTGATGTGTCGAAGCCTCCGAGGGTAATTAACCCGCGGAGTAAGCGATATAATCTTGAATTGGGAAGGTACATCAAGCGTGC